GGTATGAATCTTGCTCCTATTCCACCACCACCAGAAATTATTATTTCTGGATACTCTTCAAATGTGACAGTTCTATCTTTAATTCTAACAGCAATCACTTGTCCATCTGTATTGATTTGTGCTTCGGCAATATCTCTTGATTTACCAACAAAAACTGTTGGAACAGATGTATAACCTCTGCCTGGTGATATCATAGTAAATGAATCAATAATACATTCTTTACTCGCATTAGATGGTGTGTTAATTTTATATCCAAATCCAGGATTAACAATACGAACTTCTTTAGCAAATCCATCATTATCTAATAAAACCTCACCCGTTGCTCCATAACCATTACCCGTAATGAAAACTGCTGGACGTTCTACAAAACGATCACCAGAATTTTGTATAGGTATTTCAAGAACTCCACCATCACCATTTGTTATAATTTCACCTGCTTCTGGTAATCTATTATTACTATCACCAGTAGTATCAATTTCTGAAAGATCTTCAAGTTTATTTCTATCTTCAGCACTTAAACTACTAAGTTCAGAAGATATTATAACACTTGCTTGTGCTCCTGTACCAGGAATTGCAAATACAAATGTTTCTTCTGACTCAATAGAAGCATCCTTTTTAATACCTATCACAACTTTAGCACTATAACCTTCAAGATCTTCCACAATAAATGTATCTGTTAATGTATTAGACGTAAAATCACTTGGTACAATACCAGTTCCAACTAAATTATAACTTAATTTAGTTCCTATAGCAACATTAGTTGTGACAATCGTGAATGTAACAAAATCTCCTTCTTTAACTGTTGCTTTATCAGCAGTAACTGAGTAGGTAGCAACAGTAGATGGTGCTTCTCCTGTTTCAACAGGATCTACAACATCATCCCAATTATCAGGATTTTCTACATTAACATTAGGAAAATCTATATTTGATACTTCATCATCATCTTCACCATCACCCACACCTTGAGTTGGATCATCAATACCTTTAACAGGACTGATAGTACATCTTGCAATATTATTGAAAAAGAATGATGGAAATTCTGTTCCTGCACTAGGTGTATCTGGAACTATCTTTAAAAAGAAATCTTCTTTAAGTTCTGATATATTATCTTGGAATGTTTTAACCTCAATAGTTTTAGAAGTTTGACCTCCTGTAAATCCTAATACACCGCTAACATCTTCATAATCTACACCTTTGGTAGCAGTACCATCTGATACACTAAATTCAACACTAGAAGATTCACCAAGATATCCACTTCTTTCAACAGTAAATATTGCAGTTTCTCCCTCTTTAACCATAATATCTTTTACGAGATATTTAATTGTTTGATCTGGTTTTTGAATACCACCAACAAATACAATATTAGTATCACGTAATTTATTTCCCTGATATGCATCATCACAAGTATATGTTGCCCAATCTTGACCAGTTCCCCAGTTATTAAGATTCTTCAATAACCTATCAAGAAAATCCTCTCCATCATCACCAGAATTATCAGTACAAATTGTCTTTTTAGGATTACATTTCTCAACAGGTCCATTACATTCTATACCAAGAAGATTTAATACTTTATTAATTGCATCTCCAATTATATTAAGTGGTGCAGCAATTGCACCTAAGATATTTTGTAATGGTCCTAAAATACTTTCAAGAAGATCATTCATCAATGATTGAATTTTATTTAACAATCCTTGTACAAATTCATCAACTTGACATGCTGCTGATTTGTAGAGATTAAAAAGGTAACCAAAAATAACACTCTCCAACCATTCAGCAAGACGAGTTGCAAGATCTTTCATTGTACACCCAACTTTTTTTAGTTGTTTGTTGATACGATCTGTAAGTTTATTCAGTCCTCTTCCATTTTTATCAGGTCTTAGAAGTGATTTTGTAATCCATTTAGATGCTTCTTTAATTTTATCTAGAACAAATCCTTTTATATTAGCAACAAATGTTCTCATTATGAGAATTGCTTTGTCAACATATTCTCTACCAAGGTCTATCTGATCATATATCCCACCAGATAACTCACCTACAAGATATGTTCCTAACTTACCATCATTTCTTTGAATCTCATATAACATTTCAGAGAACAATCTGGTATACTTAGATTTTACATCAGTTTTACATGTGCTTGGTCTTTCTACACACACTTTTGTACCAGCAGGATTTACATTACTATTTTCTCCACCCTGAGCAACTTGTAAATTAGTTTTATACTCAATTTTTTTATTAGTATCAACAGTTTCTTCATCACATGTACCAGTTGTACAATGACCTGCATCAGTATTTTTTTGCTTTACCAGTTCACCTCCTTCCTCACTTGACACATCAGCTGGAGTTGTTGTGTATGGAAGAAATGATGTAAATGCTTGACATTCTTTTGTTGGATCTTCTCCCTCTAATTCTTTGTCAGTTGAGTGAGCAACACCACCAACAGATCCAATAATACATGGATGTTGTTGTTCATTGTCAAGGAAAAATCCTATTACCCAAACTCCCTTATCAAGTTGATTTGAAACTGTAGTAGCAGCACCAGGTATATGTGGTGTTGTTACAGGAAATGTAGAAATTGCCCAAGGTAAATCCTCAGTCTTGACAGAATTACAATTTTTTGGATGTAATCCTACAATTCTTACTTTACATCTTCCAGACTTTTTAGGGTCTTCAGTAGTTGGTTTCTCAACTTGTCCAATCCACCATCTGAATCCGTCAGATCCTATTTGGTGAATTGGATAAAGTTCATTTAGGGCAGAATCAATCGTCATATACTAGGCACTCTGGTTCGTCTGGATGCATATCACAGAATAGTTCTAATGCGTTTGGATCATGGTGATCGCCCGCTGCGATCTCTTCTTTGTGATGCTCTACATACTCTTCTAATTCATGCAACTCTTCTTTTGCATGTCTACGGGCAGCAGGATTTGCTGTTGGATCATCTACTATTTTTTTATCTTTTTCTATATGTTGTTCTATACTTTCCATATATTCTCCTTATTTTACTATACTTTCTTGATCTTTGATTCCTTGAGAATCTCTTACCAAGTCTAACACAGTATATACATTTCTGCTATCAGTCATATTGAATTGATGATTTACTTGTTTAATCATGAATGTACCACTGTGTTCTGGATCGTAGGAGAGCTCTCCTTTTACAGCTTCTGCTGCTTGTTCAGGAATTCTTATTTCAATTTTATCACCCGCACATAATTCAAGATGTCCTGTTAAAGATATAGTTAATTGTTGATTAAACAATATACCTGCTCTTGCAAGACCTTGAGATAGAAAATTTAATTGATAATCCTGATAAGGATGACTACCATCTCCACCATTTTCAGTAGAAGCAATTTTAGGATCTGGATTCCAGACCTCATTGTCAAGAATAGTTGACATTATTCTCGTTGGAATTTGTGATAATTTACGTTGACCTTCGGGTAATTTTGTTTGACTACCTAAATGTTCCATATCATCCCATGTATTCGTAAGAGAATAAACTCGCTCCCTGTATGTTAGTGTATTTATGTCAACAGCACACATGATAGAAGAGTAATGACCCTCTCTTAATCTTTTAATTATATCAAATTCTTGACCAAATACAATTTCTTGTATTCTGTTTAGAGAAGGATTATTAAGTTTAGCAGGTTGCCAGAAAAACTTATCTCCTATAACTGGACTTTCATCAGAAATTAAAGTATCAATAGATTTAAACACAAATCCTCTATTAGTTTGAAAAAATAGAAAACCAGCAGATCCAGATCCTTTTTCAGATTCAGCATCTATTGCATCAGTAACAACCTCAGTAGTTTCTTCTTTTGAATCATCTGTTGTAATCGCAATTTTTTCTGATATAGACTTCTTTAAAAATGATTTAATTAATGTATATGGAGTTTTCTTTGTAGGAAGAATTTTAATACTTGTAACTGACCTTTCTACATCTACTGATGTACTAGGAATTTCCATATCCTGAGTTAATAATTCTGTCACTATTTCAGAAATATTACCTGTTAACTGTCTATTGATAACAGTTCCCTCATTACGCAATCCCTCATATGATATTAGTCCTAAAGTATAAGTTTGTTTTCTCTCATTTCCAACTCTATTAGAAATATTCCATATACGGAAATCATACGTATATCTACCTTTATTTGCACCAGAAGTTTCAGTTAAATCATCAACTTCAACAACAACTCTTTCAAATCCCTGAATAGGCATTGTAGAAATAATATTTTCTACATTGTCTTGTATTACCATAGTAGCAGCATATGATGGCCACATGATATCTTCATAATATTGAAATTGTTTACACATATCACCAGAGAGATCAACATATGGTTTCTCTTCTTCACCTACCCTATACAAGGACATCCGAATAACTTTAAATTCTGTTGCGTAATTTTTACTCATTTAATTATACCGCATATGGTGATATGTAAGTCCCATCTTTTAATGGATTACCTCTTACTGCAATTGCTGAATATTCTATCTGTTGATCTCCACCATCTTTATTAACATTTGCATTATTCATAACTACCTGAGTTTCTGGGTCAGCTAATGAATCTGAAATTTGAGCTACCTCATCTTGCATTGACATATTATATGCTACCTCAGAAGTTCTTAATCCATAATTAGGTGAATTATAATAATCATATGCATTATCGTAAGCTACAGTTTTAGTAAATATATCACTATTAAGAGAAGATTGATCTGTAGGATAATCTGGTAATGCCAAGAACTGTTCAGCAGTAATACCATATTTTTTCTTAAATCT